GCTGATCTTATTGCTATTACGTTAAATGATCTTCCAAAGCAGGAATTCGAGGTTGGTTGGGATAACCAAGATTACGAAGCCTGTAGGATCTATCAGACTGAGCGTATGGTAATAGACGGTGGTAATCAGATCGAGCGTAAAATTATGCTTGATACTTCTGGTAATGCCAGATACCGGAGAGCTTATGATACTGATGAGCCGACAGTTGGTGATGTTATGCACACTATCAAAGCTCCCTGGACTCGAATTGGTACGAATTATTCTTGGGACGATTTTGAATTGCTCCAGAATAAGAATAATGCAAAGGGTTTTATTAGTCTTATGAAAGTTCGTAGGGCTGATGGCCTTTTGGATCTTGCTAATTTGATCGAGGAACGGTTTTGGAAAACTCCAGAAACATCAACGGATGATCTTTATCCTTACGGTGTACCTTATTATATTACTATGTATACAACTGATGGTAGTGTAGGTAGCACTGCTGGTTTTAATGGTATATATATTGAATTTCAGGATGCCAATGCAAGTTCTACATGTGCAAATATTAATGCCGCAAATGAAGCTAAATGGCGGAATTATCGAGCACTTTATACTGCTGTTGATAATAGTTTGCTTAAAACTTTCCGTTTGGCATTTATGAAAACTCGTTTTAAAGCCCCGATTATCGTGGATGACCCATCCAAGAAACGTGCGGCTGCAAAGCGAATTTATACTAACTTTGATGTTGCTGCTGATATGATGGATCTTGCTGATCAGAAAGATGATCGACATAGTGGTAAGGATATTTTAAGTAATTTGAAAGTGGACGATACAGGTGTCTGTTATGTTAATAGACTTCCGGTAGTCCCAATTCCACAATTAGTTGGTGCAGATTATACACCGATTTATTGTGTCGATTTTGCAAAGTTTATTCCTTATGTCCATGATGGTTATTGGATGAAGGAAGGTGAGCCTCAGTCAGATCGTGGTCAGCACACCACATTTACCGTATATCTGGACGGTGCTCATAATAACCTGTGTCTTAATAGACGTACTTGTGGTTTCGTTTTGCACAAAGCGTCATAATTTATCGGAATAAGTTATGAAGAAATGCTCTAAATGTAAAGAGACAAAATCTTTTAATGAATTTCATTCTAATCGAACCAAAAAAGATGGTTACGCTAATTGGTGTAAACAATGTGTAATTGCTTATGAAAGTAGCAAAAAAGGTAGAATAGCACAGCGTAAAGTAGATTTAAAACTCAACTATGGCATTACACCTGAGCAATATGATAATCTTTACCAACAGCAAAAAGTCTATGTGCTGTTTGTGGGATACATCAATCCAAATTAGTGAAACGATTGGCTGTTGATCATAATCATAAAACTGGAGAAATTCGTGGATTGCTGTGCATGTCTTGTAATATATTTTTAGGGTATGTTGAGAAAAATCCGAAATTAATTTCTCAAACGTTGACTTATTTAAAAAATTAAGGCCAGTTAATTTTTGATGTAATCGTGGGGGGTATATGTACCCCCTGCGATAGAACTTAATATTCCTTATAACCCTGATATGTCGGGGAAGGAGAAAAGAAATGAGTATAGTCAATTATAGAACTCCGGCTACAGTTCCGGCTGGTGGTCCAAGTCCGATTATATGGGCAAATTGTCCTGTAGTCACGATGTTAAAAGATCCGGGTAAAGGTATTCATATTTTTGAAGATTTTATAGACAATATTACAGAGCTTGCTGCCGCTGGTCAATTTGGTAAATTTCAAGTAGTGGAAACAGGTGATGGTGTTGCTTGTACATTGGATGCTGCTGCTCATACTGGTGAACATGGTGTGGCAAAATTAGTACCAACTGGATCATCTCAATATGATGAAGCATGGTTTGTAAGTGAAATTTTATGTCGATTGAAAATGAACAATCAACGAAAAGTATGGTTTGAAACTCGCATAAAATTACCGGATATTACCGATGATATGTCACTTTTGGCCGGTTTAGGTGATGCGACTTTATTGGCAGGAAGCAGTGTTATTCAGGCAAGTGCAACTCCTACTACAATCGAGAGTCGTGATTTTGTTGGATTTGTTGCATTTACTGATGGAACAAAAATACATGATATTGATGCTATATATCATGAAGTTGGTGATAGTGCTGTAACCCAAGTAAAAGATGCGGCATTTGCACAGGCATCATGGGTTAATGACACATATGTAAAAATGGGTTTATATTTTGATGGCGGACAATATCTCTATTATTATATTAATGGTGTACAAGTTGGTGACAGACTTGATATTGATGATTTTGCAACAGTTACCGCTAATGAATTAACACCACTTGGTATTATTGTTGGCTGCGTAGCCGGTGATACCTCTGCACCTCATTTAGATGTTGACTGGATTCGTTTTGCATGTGAGAGATAAACAGATGTTAACCGTGACATGGGGGGTTAACATAGGTTAATCCCCTTCACGGATTTCTTGGAGTATATTATGAGTGAACCAACATCAGCGTTAAGTTTCTATGATCTAATTAAACGAGTAGCTATAGAAGCTGGAATTGCTTATTATGGTGCTGATGGCGATGAACAAGCTACAATTCCGGTTGACGCACATGATTTTGATTTATGTAAACGAGTAGTAAATGACGGAATTAGAATGTTCATAGCTGATGCTCCGCCTAAAGGTTGGCGTTGGATGCACAGGATAATGAGTGTTAATCTAACGGCTACCCGGATTACTGGTACTGTAGATTCTTTAAGTGATACTACACTTGTTGATGCTACTTTATGTGAAGCATTAGGTACTATGACAGCCGATGATGCAAGTGCTACTACACTTGTTGATGCTACATTATCTGCAAGTTATGATACAGATGATGAATTAGTCGGTTATTATTGCTATATAATAAGTGGTACTGGTGCTGGTAGTTACGCACCGATAACTGATTATGATGCTTCAACAGGTACAATAACAGTAGCAGATTGGCTTACGTCAGGTGGCCTTCCAGGTGGAACTGATCCAGTTGCAACTGATACATTTGGTATATCTACTAAGAAAATTCAAGTTGGCTATTACTGTTATGTCGTGACAGGTACAGGCAAAGGTAGCTGGGCTGTAATAATTGGATTTGATTCTTCTAACGGAACAGTAACAGTAGCAGATTGGCTGGATGCTTATGGCAATGCCGGTGGAACCAATCCTGGTGTCGGTAGTACATTTGCCATTACTCCAATAGAAACTGTAGCCGGTGATATAACTCGTTATCCTTTAGCTGAGAATTTTGGTGGAGAAGTAGATGGCCCTGTTAAATATGAACCGAGTTCTTCACATGGTACTAATATTAATTGGTGTGATGAATCACAAATACGGGCAAGACAAGCTGTTAGTACACTTACGGGCTACCCTAAACTTGCTGCAATTAGACCTCTTGAATATGCAAGCGGGGGTTTTGGACCCAAGCGTAGATTCGAGCTTATTATTGATAAAAAACCTTCTGCTGCTGAAGTTTTGGAGTTCCCATACACATTATTCTTTGATGAATTAAGGATGGTAGCCGGAGTGTCATCTGGCGGAACTGCGACTACATTAGTAGATTCCAGTTTCGCTAAATATTATCCAAATGATTACTTTAATGATGATTGGAAAATATATATAATAGCCGGAACAGCTAAAAATGCCAGGGGCGTAGTTACTGATTTTACTGGATCTGATTTTACTGTAACAGTAGATAATTGGTTAGGTATTGATGATAGTGCCGATGCCGGTGAAGATCCTACCGATAGCACTGATAGTGCTTATTATATAGAACCACTTGTTAATCTTCATCCAGCAGGGTTTAGATTTGATCAGGCTATATTGGCTGCATGTATGGCCCAAGCAGAAATAGATATAGAAGATGTCACGGCAGGTTTTGTAGAGAAATATATAAAGAAAGCATTGCCACAAGCACATAGAATTGATCTCCGCAGTGCTCCAAGAAAACTTGGTTCAATGGATAGAATAAAATATTATGATAGACAAGGTGCTCGTAGTAACGTTATTACAGATCACGATATATAATTAACTATACAGCCAAAAAGGATTTTTGTTGGGCTGATCATGGACGAAGTGTCAACATAAGGAGAAAAAAAAATGAGTGAATTTACTTTAGCGTTTGAACACAATAATATGGTTCCTGCACCTGCTGCATCGAGTACAGTGCAAGTAATTTATAAAACTGAGGGTGGTATTGTATTATGTTATGGTAGTGCTGCAATTACAGTTCTTGAAGCAGAAGCGGCAAATACCTATGCACCGGGTTGTATATACATTCTGGTATCAGGCACATCTTCTAAAATTTATGTAAATGAAGGTGCTGCTGATGCTGTTGCAAACTTTGCATTAGTTTATGGATGTGATGTGCAAAGTTCCATGACTGCTGAATTAACTGATCTTACGCATACTGCACCAGGTACTCCTGATTATGCTATTCAGGATTTAACAACCACTACACCTTATGGATTTAAAACCGGAGATGAAGGTAATACAGTTCTAAAAGTAGTACAAGCGAATAAAGTTCGTATTGAAGAAATTAATAATATTCTGATAGCTCTTGGAGTAATAGCATCATAAGATTATATGTTCTGCCCATATGGGATTTTATATAACTGTAGCCGGGGGTTACAAACCTCCGGTTGCAGCATATTATAAGGAAATATAATGGCTAAACGAAAAACCAAATTTACTCCTGATATGGAAAAAGCTCTTAGAGCAGCAGCAGCAGCAGCACAGAAACCTAAAGTTACTAAATTAGGTAAACGCTATGATGAAGAAGGATTGTTTAAAAAAGTAAGGCGTAGATTATATGAACTCTATCATGGTCCAAAAGCATATATTCGGAAAAAACCTATTGTAACAGCAAGAACAAAAGCAATTACAAAAAGAGGTTTAAAACCTGCCGGGCTTACAAAAAAAGAGATTGCCAGATTGCGAGGTAAAAAATGATAACAAGAGTAAGTGTCGGGCATAAATTTATTAGTGTGAATGTTGTTATTACAGATAGACGTGGTAAACCACAAGATCCTACATTGGCTGAGATAGAAATTTGTCGTGTGTCACAAATTGATGGAAGTTTAACTATTGCAACAGAAATTGGTGTTAATGGTATGCTGACTATGACCAAACAAAATAACAAAACAGGATTTTATGGTGCGGCTATTGATACAGAAATTCTTGGTGAAGGGGAATATGTAATAGAATATCGCATTGAAGTCGGACCTCTTAAATCAGCAGCGATTGATTATTTTAGTGTTGGACAAATTGAAAAGCCTGGAATTATATTATATAAATAAGGTAAAAAATGAAACTTAGGTTTCCATCCAAAGGTATAAATAAAGGTCGAGCGGCCTGTGAACAACCAGAGGAAACATCACCTGATATGAATAATGTGCGACCTTATGATACACTTGATAATCGTGCTCGTGGCGGTCAACGTCCTGGTTTAGATAAATTATATAGCCAACAAATAGGTGGCGGCAGTGGCCCAATCGTGGCTATTTGTTCTGTAACTATAGTGGATTGATTTATGGCTACAAAATATGAAAATTACATTACTGGTGATGACAGTGGTGTTAATATTACACAATCCAGTTGGGTTGCTCAGACTTTTACACCGAGTGTTTCACATTTAATTACAAGTATTAAAATAAAGGCATCACGGCTCAATAGTCCAGGTAATATTACAGCAGCAATATATGCTACAAG